ATCGTTTGTTGCGTTAATACTAATGTCTCCACCAGACACTAAATTCAGAGCAGACCCAGTTCCATCTATGTAATCTCCAGCCCCTCCAAATCGCAGGTCTACACCACTTGCCATCGTTACAACACCCGTGTGTGCAGTTGTTCCAGTAACAGTCAGGTTATCCGCTACTGTGGTTTCTGAAGTTGAATGACCAAGTGTAATAGGCATCCCACTGACACCAACACCAATTTGAACACCATTTGAAGTATTGGTATTATCAATAGTACAGGCTGTAGTAGCGTTAATATCAACTGTCGCTGTCGCTAAATCAATCTCTCCGTCAGCAACAAGATTCATAATTGTATCTCCAGAACTATATATATAAATAGCATCATCACGAAATCGTAACTGATTAGATGACTCCACCCTAACGGCAGATGAGGATAATTTTATTGACGAAGTATTACTACTCCCTGCTCCATCATCTGTAAAAACAGATTTGAGAGATGCAGTTAAACCAGCATGGTCTGCTGCTGTTCCGACACTCAATAATTGTTTATATATTGTGGCTGGTGTGTTACCCTTTAAAAAATCAGTCATTTTTAACCCCTACTAATATTTATATGTCATATCTCTCGACATATATGTTGCTTCCAAATTTGCATATTGTTCCTTTAATGAAAATAATTCCATTTCAAAAATCTCTTTATTTACCGCAAAAATATCTGGGTCTTTATACTTTGGTCTTGATGTCAATGCATACAAGACCCCCGATATTAATAACTGTCTATAACTTTCTGGCAAATCTATTATCGCGTCCTTCCCTACTACATTATCAAGAAAAGTGTACGATTTTTTGCACTTTAATCTAAGTATTTCTGATGATGTAGATAAGTCTTTTGGGAAATAAATGAACCTTCCAACTTGTGACCAATAATTTTCAGTTGAATTATTACTATCTTTAACTTTGGCATAGGTGACCTGTTCCCATTCCTCATCATCTAAATACACTTCCTCAACCTCAACAACATTATCGTCTAATCTTAATCTATTTTCTGTAGAATACCAATCCCAACCAAAACGAAACCTACCATAGTCCTCTATTCCATCTGTTGTTTCTAATTGTATTACCGTTGAATTCATTGAATCTATATTTGTTGTTATCGTTGATGGAGAAACCCTAACAAGTTGTCTCCATAAACCAATCTCATCATTGACACGCCTGATTACTTTGTTTACTTCTGCCTTGACAATTGATATGTTTGGTTGTTCTGGCAATTCAAGAGCTATGTCCTGGTAGACATCATAGAACAATATGGGTACTAATTGTGCAGCAGACCCTTCTTTAATATTGCTTATGTGTACGGGACTCGTTAATGTTGGAGTATCTGGTGCTATTGGTTTTTCAGGAAATAAGCCCATTAACTATAAGCCCCTTCTTGTGCTGGTTGACCAGTAAATGCTGGAAGGTTTGATATGTTTCTTACTGTCTCAGATATTGTTCTATATATGAAATTCCTTGAATAATTCAAATCAGAAATCAAATCTGTACTAACATCCCAATCATCTGGATTAGGATTCTCAATGAATTGGAATACAACACTAATTCCAACCTCATCATCCGCTATTTGACCCGATACAAAATAAATATTGTTTCCACGCCTAAAATAGAACACCTCTTCAGATGTTGGTCTAAAAGCGACCTCAAGAGCCATCCGCTTATATTCTTCTTGTGGTATTTCCTTTAATGTCAATGCAGCTGCAAAATTTTCATCTGGTCTTTGGAATACATCCAAAAGTCTTATGACACTACCAGATGCAGCAAGTGAAGGTAAGGATACCGTATATTGGGAGTTCTCAAGGTCTAATGTATGGTCTATCTCTTTTATTAAATCTGGTATCTCTACAAGATTATAACCTTCTTCTTTAGCAAGCATAGAACACATACTGTCAACAAAACATTGATTCACAAGTCCACGAAACCTTTTTAGGTCTGGGTCTCCAAGCCTTTTACCAACTTCTCGCTGTATGTCTCTATAAAGCATCTATTCTCCGCTTTGTTGTTCTCTTATTCTACCTACACCATAGTCAATTGTCTTATATAGAAAACTCAATGAAAATTCATCTTGAAGAGAGGTAGAACCTTCCCCATTTTCTACACCATAACTATAGGTATTTGGCTCTGCAATATAAGTAATAACTAATTTTTGAGTAAGCATTCTTTCTTGTGGGTAAAAATAGACATAATCACCCCTTTGGTAATAAAATATCTCATCATTGAATGGGTTATAATCTGGGTCATTAAGACGATTAACTTCAGCCAATGATAATTCTATATACCGATGTTCTGTTATTCCACCTTCTACAACCTCGTCTGGGATTGTTAGGTCATCAACAATACTAATAATTTTAGCTGGATTATTAGATAATATTCTACCACTACCCTTTAATTTCAATTTCCATCGTGGGCTAATGGGTACAACATCAATAACTTCTGATTTCAATATTCCTCTTATATCATCAATAGCCACACCCTCGCTTAATGCCAATGACGATATTCCCTCAAACACCAATTCTTTAGCCCTATCAAGATAAATGTCGCCATCAGCATCATTGACTCTTTTCAATATCTCCTGAACCACTTCATAGTATGTCAATGTCTTATCAGCCATCTAAATCCTCAATCATCTGTATCAATACATCTTTTTTAACAAAAGTATCTTTATATGGAACTCCCTTGGTCTTCGCCATTTTCTTTAAATCATTATAGGCAATCTTACCAAGGTCTTCTTTTTTATCGTGGTATTTGACAGATTCGTATTTTTCAACGAGAACATCTGCCATTTTTCTATCAACCATTAACGGAATATTATGTTTAAAAATAAAATTATTACGATTCCACATCCATTCAGAATCAACGGATTGCATCTCTTCCTTTGTTAAAAACTTGGACGTAGGCGCGTGTGGTATGGTCTCTAAATCTAATAATCCTACTTTCATTTATCTTTCCTTTTGGCTGCCATTGAACGAAAATGTTCCAATGTCCCAGCTCCAAGTTCTGTATTATATACACGCTTCCAATATTCTGCAAGCCCATCAATATCTTTTGGAATTGGATTTGGGTCTCGTCTATATTTTAAGCGACAAAATACAATGCCAGCAGACATATCGTGCCATAGTAATTCTTGCAATTCTTCCTGGCTCATTTCTAAAATTGTATCTGTTTTGCGTTGCATTGCACTTGCACATTTATCAAAGGTCTTATCTCTGTAAACAAGATAATTATCAATGCAATCTTTTGCTGTGGCTGATTCTACTTGCCAAAAACTCCTTGCAATTCCAGAACCTATTTGTGATATATATTTATAACCAGACTCAACAAGACCCGTAAGAAACACAAGTTCAACTGCGGCATCGGAATGCATACCCATCTTCCATAAAACATCATCAACTAATTTATGAATTTGTTTTTGGTTCATAGGTATTACTTACCCTTAAAGATACCTTCAAGAACATCTGTTACAACATCTACGACCTTTTCAAAGAATATCTGTTCTTTTTCTTCAGACACAAATGGTATGTCAACTCTTTTATTAATTGCAGTAGCGATTTTTTCAGACATTTCATCTGAACCGAGATGTCTAACGGCTTCTTCTTGCATCTTTTCTGCTTGTTCTTCAGCAAGTTTAATTAACATTGATTTAATATCTAATGCCATTTTATTTCCCCTTTTTTATGTTTGTTAAAAGCAATACAATAGACAATAAGGCAACTACAATCTGTAGAACCTCATGAATTTCTGTTAATCCTATGAAGTAATTTGAAAAACTAATTGCCGCTATCTTTAGTGTATCCATTTTTTAAACCTGATATTTCATCTCGTAATTTAGACATTTTTTCATTATGTTCAATTTTCATCTCTAAAGCAGTAACTCTTAATTCCATTTGATACCAACCCCAAATAATAGCCGCTAAAACACTAACAATGTTAAATGCAAACTTCATATCTATCTTAACTCCGCCCATTGATTCTACTCATAGAACCTTTTAATTCCGACACCTGGTTGTCAAGGTCATTAATTTCCTTGGTCATGGCATCAAATTTACGGTCTAACTTATCATCAGATTGATTCCATCTACCAATTAATTTTATTATCATGCCTTCCATGTTCTCAAGAGTTTCACTTTGACCTTTATTTTCTACTTTTAAATTTTCTAAGGTTTCTTGTTGTTTTGCAGCCTTGTTTGACATTTGAACAACTAAATAAACAAACATTGCACCGACAACACCTATCATGCCCGCTTCGCCATACACAGCCATAAAATCCATTTAAACCACCATCCACCACGCTATACCAGTCTCAACTAAAATATCAGAAAATGTGTTATATGCCCATTTTTCTTTCGAGCCATAGGTTTCCTCATCTCCTTCAACAAACCACTCAAATACCTCCCATAGAACGCCAACAATGAATACTCCCATCACACACCAAAAGTCACTCCAATGTAACCATTGAAATATCTTACATAGAAATGCACCAGCAGCCAAATGATAAGATGTCCAACTATCAAGTTGACCTGTCCTCTGTTGCCATGCTACTAATTTTGTGATTGGATTATTCATTATCTTATATGTTTGGTCTTACTTGCTTCAATGTTTACAATAATTCTTGATAATAACTCTGACTTTGACTCACTGGAAGAATAAGAGATTCCACGCTTATCATAAAAATCTTTTATTTGTGTCTTAGTGTTGGAATCAGTAGGATATTCTTCTTGTGTTGTCGCTACTCCATTGACAAGGTTATGTGTTCCTACAATCAACCTTCCATGACCATCACCGTGCTTCTTTGCACACTCTGATACATAGTATTCTTCTGCAACTTTAAAACTATTACTTTTCTTTGCTACAGTTCCATCTACATCTACAAAATAATCATAAGACGAAGGGTA